GGACCTCCTGCTCGTCCATGTTGGCGAATGCGATGCTGCGGGGATGCTTGCGGAGGGTACCGTCAGGCAGCTGGATGGCGTCGTAATGGCCTGCTTCCACGATCACCCAAGCGCGGTAGGCATCAAACGATTTGCATATACTGATGCTACCGGAACGGCGATCAGCGATGCGTGCTAGATACTGCTCAGCGGCGTCCAGCAGCGCGCCTTCGCTGCCGCCGAACGTGGCCAGGAATTTAGCGTAGCCGGTAACCAGCCTGCGCTCGTTGGAAGAGATTGCCCCACCGGTAGGCTCCCAGTATTCAAAGCCGAGATTAAGCAGTGCGAAAAATTTACGGTGGAAGGCCGGATTACGCAGCTGGCGGAAGTCCGCCTCGAGTACCGTGCCCAGCTTACATTTTGAATGCAGAAAATCGCTGCTCTCCGGCGTGGCGGGAATCAGGATATTAGCGGACTGCTTGATAAGTTGTAATTGCGCCAAGGTGTTCACTCCGTGACGCAGCAGGTTTACCGGCTGTTCAGACCGATGAGATCATATTATCAGATGGGCCATCAATACGATAGCCAAGACCCGTGAGGAATTGCACAACGGCATTTGGCGTAAAAATAATTTCTTCGTCCAGCAGCGGGCGCATTGAGATCAGCCCCCCACTGCGATACACCAGAAAGCGATCGCCCGCCGGAAAACTACACATCACTGCTCCATCAACTCGCCGGACAACATCATACCAGTCAGCGTCTGATGAATTTAAAGCACTGTCACCCACATTACCCCCTGTTCAGCCGTAAAAAGTAGCTCGAGCAACTCAGTAAAACCAGTCGTCTGCGCTTTCCCAGGTTTCCTGCAGGATCGTCTCTACTGCTTTCTTTTGATCTTTATCACCGCCCATAACACTTAGGCTGTCAGTAGCTGCGCGACGCACGGCCAGTCTGCACCCTGAGAACTGGTGATTTAATCGTTTTGATAGCTCGCTCTCAAGTGCTGACATAGCGCCGTCCGGCAGTTTTTTTGTACGTTCAATAGTGACTTCTACACGCATAATGTTCCCTCCCACTGGAATTACTGTATAAATAAACAGTACACGCAATAATGAGAATGATCAACTTGTTAACCGTGCAAAGAGCATGATGCCGACTCCTTAGTCTCTCTGTAAACCATTGAATAAAAAAGCCACAATTACCGTGGCTTATGATTTATTAACGTGGGATGAGTGGTGTGGCGGATGGCCGGAATCTGTTCAGAGGATTTTCGGGGGATGGCCTGTTCTTGTTTTCAGTTGCCTAAGTTGGTCAACGGGACCACTTATACACTCTATGCGCTCGTACTCATCTGGTTTCATCCAGGCAGCTTGCGAAGTCATTTCTTTTCCATTAATACGGTGAAAATCCCAGCTTCCATTCGCGTTATGTCGTAGCCTGTCGAGTTCAATACTTGCTATTCGAGGGGGGATATTTTCATTATTTGGCACCGGAACGAAAGTTACGTAGCCCTTACATTGGACGGGAACTTCGCTTTTCACACACCCTGCTAAAGCTAAAATGCCTAAAAACACCGTCAGCTTTTTCACAAATTTTGTCCTTATTTTTTGTTTGATCTCTTTATCCAATGTTTAATTTTACGCTTCGCTCTTTCTCAGCCTCCGTGCCTGCCACCAGCGCCAGAATGCGAGACAAACAGCCAGAGCAATGACTGTGCAGAAATGAAGGATAAACCAGAACACCCAACCCAGAAAAATGTATATTCCACCAGGTGCGTCTGGATCCAGCTTCCATTCCTCGAACCCAAGCCATGTCCAGAGAAAAAACGTCGGGATGGTCCATAGCAGATAAATTTTCCATCTGTGTCGGTTCGAAAAGTGCATAAATTTCGCGAACATTATCTGCCCTTGAAAGGATTTTTCACAGAACATATCAATCCTTTCAGGGCATTACAATCTTTAGGCCGCCTGCTCTTTCATCGAACACATCTCCGGCAGATTTGCCCGCACCAGCGCCTCAGCAAACGGCGGCGGTACCGCGTTACCGCAGCGCGCCACCTGTTTGTCTTTGGCGTAGCGGGTGCCCATGTAATCGCGGTAAATGATGTACCACTTCGGGAAGCCCTGGGCAGCATAGAGTTCGCGCGGCTGGAGCATGCGCATACCGATATCAACTATGCGGTAAACCACACCGCTGATCGTCACCAGGCCGTTGCAGTCCGCGCCGCAATACTCCCGCAGAAACGCCAGAGTTTGATCTGCGCGCTGCGGGTCGTAGGCCTCAACGGCCAGGGTGGTTTTCACTTCACCTGATTGGTAACTCTCAACAAAAACTCTGATAAGAGTTACAAAATAGACTGATAATCGCGCGAGTTAAGGAGGTTAACCCTAGCTTCCTGCTGGCTATGAGGTTTCATGATATGGACAAAACGATGCCCTAAGTCGATATAAGCAATTGCCATATCAGGATCTTTTTTATCTTCGAAAATCAACCAACTAAATTGTTTTACATCAACAGCTCCACCTGTCTCTGCAAGTTGCTGTTTATGTTTAGGATTGTCAACAACAACAGGCCCGATACCAGCTAATAGTTCACCTGCGCGTTCTTCCAAATTGATATAATTTACATTGCTCATAATAGCTCCAAGAGTGTTGGCTGAGAATCTATTATATGGACAGGAGCATTACCTAGCCATCGAATATTTGAAGACCGCCAGCGTGTCAATACTGCTGCTATAAACATCAGTTTGATTGTCATGCAACAAGTTCTTTCATGTCGCACAGCTCTGGAAGGTTTGCACGCAACAGCGCTTCTGCAAACGGGCCAGCCATGCAGCAAGCCTCGAGAAACATAAGGCCTCCGGAGAGGCCTTGCAGCTATTTGCTTTCGAGAGCAGACAGCTTGAAAGCCTCAATCAAACGATTTGCATCATCTGATCCACCCGGAAGAATTTTCGACTTTTTGAGGATGTAAGGAGGAAATTTTGTGGTTAGATACTCATGTTTAAACCAACGCCGAAATTCTGATAAGGATGTGTCGGGATAGGCGTTGATTATTTGGGGATTTGATTTGGCTTGAAGAAAATCAGCAGGATAGTAATGCTCGCAGTCTACACGCATCCCATATACATCGTTAAAATTTCGGCCATTCCAGTGGCGTGCCCAGCAACTCCCAACGCTTCCATCAGGAACTGTATGCTGGTTGATTGCCAATCCTGCATTAATCAAATCGACCATCATGCCAGCTATCTCGTTGAAGATGATGAAATAGCCATCCGGAATAGAACCCTTATCTTTAAGCAAAGAAACGCGATCGTGATAATGCTTCCAGGGATCCTCAGGTTGATATTTTAAGGCTTCATAGATGAAAGCCTTAAGGCCTTTTTTGGCAAGCTCTCTATAAGAGCGAATCGCAGTCTCACTTTCAGCTTGACGCGCTTCAAAGGCGTAATATTCAAGAATAGCCATGCATACAACATCAGGATAAGCATGGTACTCAACACCATTACGTATTATAGGGATGTACAGTTTTTCATCAGAGAAACCTTCGTTAAGCAAATAGGTACCGATGAAAGTCATTCTGCCCTTTCGGAACACGCCGTTCGTTACTGATTCGGCCCATTCATCAGTAATCTCTTTGATACGAAGGCGCTGTACGCCACAAACATTTGCAAGTCCGCTTTGAGTTAAGTAGGGGATCCCATTATCCAAAACCCCCATTTCAATACCGTTAATAACAGCTTCTTGTTTAACATCTAAATCCAAGGGGATAGATCTTAGTGAGGTCGTTCTCTGACGGGTCATTTTCTCATGCAACCTATTGAATTATTTAAATAACATTGACGTTCTCTAAAATCCAAAATCAGCTTATCTTAACCTACTCTGCAATTTTTTGAGTGAGTTAGATCAGAATAATCCGAACCAATTCATTAATCCTGCTCCTTCCGGCTGAGGCCAGCTGCGCGAAGAGCGTGTTCAACATCAAAACGATACAGCCAGTCGCCATCTGCCTTGAGGATCATGACGCCCTGCTCGCCCTCGTTGATGGGGTGACTAGAACGATCGGCATACCCATCAGGCAGCTTAACGATGAGCGTCCGCCCTTTCAGTTTTGCAATGTGCCGCTCTGCGCGCTCAAGTGAGGCCAGCACAGTAGATATAACCGGGGTATAGCGCCAGTATCTTCTTCCGGACCAGACGTTGCTGCCTGTAACTTGGCTTTAACCTTCTCGATTTTCATGGCTGAATCTCCCCGTTGCGCAGCTTCCTGGCGATGCTCAGTAGGTCCTCTCGAATGCTCAGCCCGTTTTCCTGTGGATCATCGCTGCCGCCAGTGACCACCAGCGGGTGGTAAGATGCCGCCGCCGTCTCAACGCCCAGCGCTTTCAGCTCATTAACTGCCGCCTCAGTTGCTGGCTGCCGCAGCACCTCCAGTGCATCGAACAGCAGCGCGGAGGCCGGGTTTAGTGACTTCTCTACCGGCTTTATGCCGCTGGCGCTGTACTGCCAGACCAGCTGGCCGATGATCTCGGCGCGGGCTACGTTGTCCGCCGTCAGCGCATCACGCTGTTTGACCGTTTCGCGCAGCGCAGCCGTTGTGCAGTCCAGCCGTTCGGCCAGGCGGGTGATCATCTTAGCGATATCGATTAGCGGCATGTCGCTGGACATCAGCCGTGCAAATTGATGACCTGCGGCCACCAGCTCTTTGTTGTTCGGTTCACTCATGCCCGTGCACTCCCAAAAATTTTATGAATTTCGTAGCCCTGCCAGTTCTGACGGCAAACGTCCGCAATGGACGGCCCTGCTGGTGCTGGTGTCACTGCTTTCGCTGGCGGCTTTGCTTTCGCTGCTGGCGCAGCTGGTTTTGCTGGTGCTGGCGGCGCGGCTGGTTTAGGCCGCTTGATGTTCAACTCCCCGCCGGGCACCAGCGTAAAAACCGGGTGATGCGGCTCGCCTGTGCGGCGAACCACAGAGCGCCGGATCAGGTGCAGCAGCAGGTTGTGTGCTTTTTTGCAGTCGCATCCCAGTAAGGCCTGCACCTGACGCGGTGTTACGGTCTGGTTTTCACGGAGGTAATCAACTATTGCCCAGAGCGATTTACTGGCCATGATCACGCCCTCCCGCCTTTGAGACCGAACTTCTCCCGGATCTCCTTCACCCGTAACATGTTCTGCTCGCGTGTCAGCGGTTTGCCGCCCAGCACAGGCAGGCGCGCGACCGGTTCAGGAAGCTCTTCACCGTGGCGGATACGCTTGATAATCTTCGCCAGTTCATCAGCTGCTTTGCGGTTTAGCTCCATATCGCTGAGGCCTGCGGAACGCATCTGCTGGTACAGCGTGGTAACCAGCCAGTAACAGGCCCGGAATTTCACCGTGTGAGGCGTGATGCCATGGTCCGGCCATGGGTAGGACTCAGCGTCGTGATAGCGGCTCCGATTGCGGCAGTATTCGTATACCAGCGAAACGAGCTCATTCTGGTCAGGCAGTCCGAGAGCGGCGCTGTCCTCCGCTTTGCACCAGGCGACAAACTGTCCCGGTGATGGCAGGAATGGTTTTTCCTGGCGGCGTGCGGCGCGCATACCGGCATCGACCTGTTCCATGCTGGTGATACCCGCTTCCCCAAGGGCCAGAAGCCACTGACGGCGAACCTCGTCGAAGTCTTCTTGGGTTCGGATGAGGGACACAGCGGCCGGGAACGCTGCGCGGAGCCGGGCAAAGAGCGAATTGAAAATTTCAGCAATCTGTTCGGCCTGCCGTGCCGGAGCGCTTGCGTCCTGTGCTTCTGGCATTCCGTTGGCGACACGGCGGAAGTTTTCGCGGTCAAAATTGACCATCTGTTCAGAAAGACTTTTCATTTCAGCACCTCGTTGATCCAGTCGGTATTGTTGAAGTCGATGGGCTGTGTGTGAGTTTGGCTGGTGCGATTGTTACGACTCAGACGCTGGGTCGATAGCTGCTCCCATTGCTTGCGTAGACTTGAAGGGCTAAGGATATTGCTCTTCCAGAAATCGTCCTTGTTGGCCCATTTGAACAACTCGCAAATCTCGTAGTGAGTGCGGTTGTCCTGCAGGCGCATAAGGCGAATGGTGTTTGCCCACTCGACCCACCTGGGTTCTGACAGGCTCGCGTTCACCATCAACAGCAGGGAGTAAATCCACTTTGCAGCTCGCAGGTCTTCAGCAGTACCCCAGGATTTACCTGCCGGGGTGTATATCCCATCAGCTGCTTCAGGATGACGAGACAGAAACTTTTTAGTGGATTCGTCGGTGAATTCGTCAGAATTCTCAGACGAAGATCTTTTAAGGTTTTTATTATTGTTATTACCTTGTTGTTCATGATGCGCGGGCTTAAGCGCGCCCTTATGCTCGGGGTTATGCGCGGCATTACCAGCCGAAGCCGCGCCGTTACTGGATTTGTTATGCGCGGGGTTATGCTCGCTGTTATGCGCGGCGTTATGCGCGGGTAAATTGTCCATTTTTTGAGCATAAAGCGCATAGTTTGTGATGGTGATCACCGTGCCTTTCCGGCGTTCACCCGCGGTGGTAATCATCCCTTCTTTCTCAAAAAAGGCGAGCATACGGTCCACTGCGTGACGACTGGTAGGTTCCCCGTTCCGGTCGCATAGAGCCAGCCCCAGATCGGCTGTGGTGGTCACCAGTTGTCCGGTCTGCAATGGCCACTGACGGCCCTTAAAGTTGGCCGTGTATGGCTGTCTCGCAGCGGTAAGAAGCAGGTTGTCCCACAGGGTGCGGAGATATACGTCTTTCCCCCAGGACTGCTTCAGTACACTCCGGTACAACGGGATGAAACCGGTCTTCTGGTTCTCCATCCTGTTGCTCCTGGCGGCAGTACGTGCCGCAAAATCGGCGTAAGCGACATTTGACATAGCTATGCCCCTTTCGCCTGGTGTTTTGAATAAGCGTTTGTCATAATGACCTCGCAGTTGCTGACCGTAATTGCACCCGAAAGCCGTTGCTGTTCCACCAGCGCGGCTTTCACCATTTTCAGGCCTGTCATATTGCCCCCAGCATTGACGTGACGATCGTCATCAGCGACCCGGTTTGCTCCGGCATCAGCCTGAATAACGATGCGATACCCTCACTGACTTCCTTCAGCTTCTGGTGCTCCGGTACGTTGAGCAGGACGGCCTGCTTTGCTTCGGCGCATTCTTTCATCGCTTCGGCAATTAGCTCGACTTTCGTCTTTCCGCTGATCAGCCCGAACCGGCGCGCTACCTCCTCGTTATCGCGGGCCATAACATCGATAATTACGGGGATGAGCTGCAGTAGGCTTTTGTCGTTCTTCGGCCCCGGATCGTTAATCATCCGGAAAAAATTCTGCTTGGTGTTGTGCTCCGAACCGGCCAGTAACAGGCCGCGGCCGCCCCGAGCTATCCACTCTTTGGCCACCAGTTGCGAGATGTGCAGTTGAGCAGAGCCGGGAGTAGCGCGGTTCCATGCCTTCACAGCTTCCCGAATGCGATTGAGCCTACAGTTATTGCGCGGAACGCCTTGATAATTCGATCTCAGCGGAACAACGGCGTCCTTGTTATCATTATGAAAACTGAGTGTGTGCATTGAAGTTTCCATTTATTTTGTGGCCGCTAATCAAGCGGCGTGATTTTTAGGGTGTGGGAAGATAGAGGGAAGATCGGGCCGGAACTCATAAGCTTCTATCTCACCGCTTACTGCATTAACCAGATCTGGGACATGAACAGGTGAAATGCGTTTCTTGCCATGAAGCCAGTCACAAATAGTCGACTGAGCTTTACCGCAACGCTTGGCCAGTTCCTTTTGACTACCAACAATGGCAATCGCTTTTTCTACTGCAGGATTTTTCATAATCACCTCAGCTATAAGTTCTAGGCGATTATGGTTATCACCATAGCGAATGTCAATCGCCTATGCGATTTTTTGCCTTTTAATCGCCTCAGCGATACGATTAGAGGAGGGACTTAAAGAGGTGGATATGGGATTCTCAGAGCGCTTAGCGCTAGCGATGAAAAATGCTGGGTACACACAAGGTCGGCTAGCCAAAGATGTCGGCATGGCTCAATCGAGCATTAATAAACTACTTAAGGAAGCTAGTGGTTCGCGAAAGACCGTAGAGCTAGCGTCAGTGCTTGGTGTGCGTCCTGAATGGCTTTCTACGGGCGAAGGCGAAATGAGTGCTTATAGCCTTCACGAGCAGAATGCGGTATACCAAGTAAAACCCTCTAGCAATGGATTTTATCGCGTGGATGTCCTCGACGTTAAAGCTAGCGCAGGCCCTGGCTCGCTGGTAACAAGTGATTTCATTGAAACTATCAGAGCCATTGAGTATACGACTGAGCAGGCACGAGCTCTTTTTGGGAACCGTCCAGCCACTCACGTTAAAGTTATAACTGTAAATGGCGATAGCATGGATGGAACTATCTCGCCTGGAGATCAAATCTTCGTTGATACCGCAGTGAACCAGTTCGATGGCGATGGTGTATATGTCTTCGTGTTCGGTAAAACACTTCATGTAAAGCGCCTTCAGATGCAACGAGATCGGTTAGCGGTAATTTCTGATAATTCGATATATGAAAAATGGTATGTAGAAGCCGACGATGAGGGAATGTTTTACGTTATGGCAAAGGTTCTGCTCAGGCAGTCAGTAGACTACAAGCGATTTGCTTAATAATAATTTAAATGCGTTAATTTATTCTGGGATAAAAAATGAAAAAGCTTGCGTTACTAGCATTTTCCACATTTTTCTTAAGTGGATGCGTCCAGCCTCAGTATGGTCTGGTATCAAATGACTCTGATCAGAAAATGGCTTTAGCAAAAAAGAAAGATGCGGAGTTTGCTGAAAAGGTTAAGAATATCAACCTCGAAACAGCTGATACAGGATCCAAACCTAATAACTATAAATCTTTAGCCCAAAACGCGATAAAGGATCAGCTCAAAGATCCTGATTCTGCAAAATTTTCGGACTTCACACCGCTTCGAAAAGAAGTCATGGTTGAAAATCGTAACTTCGTTTATGGTTACTCAAGTTGCGTATTCGTAAATGCTAAAAACTCCTATGGCGGGTATGTCGGGAAACAGCTCTACTGGGTATTCATGCGTAACAATGAAGTTCTCAGAATCAAGAACACCAATGATGCTTACGGCGACATTATTTTCGTTGGTCGAAGTATTAACTGTAATTAAAACAATGACCGGCGCGAGCCGGTTTTTTTATGCCTGTGTCCCACCAACCCCCTCGCCTAAGCGTTAACCATCTCACTTTTTTACTCATAAAAACAAAAGAAATCACTTTAACAATCACCCTTCGATCTCCTAAGGTGATAAAAATATCGTTAAAGCGATTGACCAAGGTAATCGCTTTAGCTATTCTCATCTCATCCAAACAACGACACAAGCACAGCGCGAGTGTCCGGTAGCAACGTTCCGCCAGCCGGGCGATAACGGCAGAGGATGAGATGGCAACTACCAATCAGGCAGTACCAAACAGCGGGAAGGCAGTGGTGATGCGCAACAGCCGCACCGGCGCAGCCTGGCTCGTTTCTTTTAATCATATCGAAGGCATGTACTGGCACGAGCCGCAGGGCAACCTGCGTCATATCCGCCAGCCGTTCGCCGCCCCCAGCATTCAGCCGCATCTGGTACCGGCGGGGACGCACTGATGAATACGTTATTTGCGTTAGTGCTGACCGTGGGCATGACCAACGGCGATTATCAGGATGCGGTGCTGGGGGTGTATGAAAACGAGCGCCAGTGTGAAGCGGCCGCCGTTGAGCAGCAGGTGGCAGGCAACTGTTATCCGGTGGAACGAATTGTCCGCGCCGATGAAGTGCCGGCAGGTACCACCGTCCATTTATAAGGAGTTGATGATGTGTAACTCGACCAAATGCGCGTACTGCCGCAAGCCGATTGAGGAAGGGAAAGAAGTTAAAAATACCCTGCTCTTCATTCGCGGTGCGCAGATGCACCGCGAGCAACGCGATTACTGTTCTGTTCGTTGCGCTTCGTACGACCAGATGGCCCACGAAAGCTAACGTAAACCCGCGCAAGGCGGGATCTACGTCCGGTGCCACCGACCAAAGTACACCGGAATTTTTACCAAACCAAAACAACACCCAATGGGCGCTATCTATGGCCCGGGGATCTTACATCCAAAAATGAGGATCTGACATGGAATTTTTCTACTTAATCAAGGCAACGCAGAAGTCGGGGAAACCTGACGGCGTTATCTGGTTTAGTGCCAAAACCGAAGCACGCGCCGCCCTGACGCTCGATGTTAAGCTGGAAGATGCTGACATCGAAACTGGTCGCGGTAAGGACTACGCCAAACCGATCCGCACCGATTTCCCGGTGTTCAATGACCTGCCAGAAGAAAGCACCATCGATTACACCTGGTGTGAGCGCTACACCCTGGCCGACGACCAACGCACCTGGAATGTGATCCCCGGTGCCGCATCCCAGGATGAAACCACCCTCTCCCCGGTGACCACCAGCGATGCGGATCTCCCTGCCGCTCCGGTAATGGCCATGGATACCGCAAACGCCAGCAGCACCTTCCTGCTTGAAAATCGCACCCCGGCTGTCCGCTTCGCCGTGCATCTACTGGGCGACAAATACCATTCGGAGATCAGCCAGGAGCAGCAGATTGTCGCCAACGAATTGGCAGCTGATGAGGAGAATGTTTACTTCCAGAAACTGTTGCAGGCCAAGAATGACGTTCCTGATATGAGCGAGCTAAGCCTGCACGCCGAGTGGAAACTCGTGCAGGCCGTCAAAGGCGTTTTCCCGCAGGATAAAGAACACGAACCCGCGCTGCTGACTGCTTTCATGTCGAGCTGGATTAAAGCCGAAGCAGGCGATCGCAACCAGCTGGTAGAAGACTGGCTCAGCGGAAAACTGCCCGCCCCTGAACTCGTCGATATCATCGAACCCGGTGATGATGGATACATCTCTGCCGAAGACGTTATGCAGGAAGGTTCAGCCGAAGAAGCTGCCCAGTCGCATGCTCTCGTACAGGCATTTCGCAATAAGGACATGACCGAGCTGCACGTTGTTCCTACGTTATCGTTCCGCCATCGCCTTCTCGCGCAGTTTATTACCGAGAAGGAATACGCGTACCACATCGACAATGAACAGCTAAATACTGTTCGCCAGCTGGAAATGGACACCGATAATTCTTACGTGCAAAACCTGCTGCTGGCCGCAGGAAACGTTGAAGGTATGAAAAACCTGCGTGATTTTGAGCTGTGGCGGCTTACGGACGCAGTTAAGCGTGTATTCCCCTCAGACAAAAAGATCCCCGAATTGGCTCTGATGCTCCAGTTCGTAAAGGCCTGGAAAACTACAGACCATATCGATCGCGGCCTGCTCGCTAAAGAATGGATCGCCGGTAACCGGGTCTCAACCATTCAGCGCACCGACACAGGCACGAACGCTGGCGGAAATACCACTGATCGCAATCCGGACCTGAAACATACGCTCGACACCCTCGATATTGAAATCGCGGCCGCCCTGCTGCCTATGGATTACAACATTTACGAGATCCCGGGTGGTGTGCTGCGTCGGGCGAAAGAAATCATCGCCAACAAAGAAGAGCCCTGGAGCTCATGGAGTGCCCAGCTACGCAAGACGCCTGGCGTACTCGATTTTTCACGCGCAGCCATTTTCGTCCTGATCCGCAATGCGCCTGAAGGCATCCATAACGAGACGCCAAAGCTGATCAGCTACATCGCGCAGAACGGCAAAGAAGTAGCGTTTATCCCAGATACAGGAAAACCAGACAGCGAGGAGCGCTGGCAGGCTGTTGAATCGCAGCTGATCACCCCTGCTGCTGCGCCAGCTGAAGAGCCTGTATCGGAGGAGGTCGATAGCCAGCTGGCCGATACGACCCACGTAATGCCGAAGTGGGTAAAAACTGAAGAGCAGCAGATCGCAGAAGAGCAAGGTAACAAAGTTCACACCCTACCGAAGTGGGCGGCGGCCGGTGATGTTCAGCCTAAGGTTGAGAGCCTGGGCAGTGGCATGTTCTCTATCGATGGCCTGCTTGGTGAAAAAGCAAACCCGGTCATCAATACCCCCTCAAACGAAGTCGCAAAACAGGAAGCGGAGAGCGTCGTACATGTGCAGATGGAAGAGACTGACCCGAGCAAAGTCGAAGCTGGTGATACGGTACCAGCGGTCGAAGGCGTTGATGCAGCTGCTGCGCAAGCAGATAGCCTAAATCCGGCGGATATTCTCGCCGCTGCCGCTCCGAGCCTGGCGCATCAGGATCAGACCGATGCTAACCAAGACCCGGAAAATGTGTATCAAAATAGCGATTCTGTGAATCAAAACACCCAAGAAGCGCATCAAAACGCCGTAAAGGTGAATCAGGACGTACCAGAAGCGCAACTGGACGAACCGGCCGCCGCATACCCAGCCTATTTCGAACCGGGCCGTTATGAAGGTCTGCCGAACGAGGTCTATCACGCCGCGAACGGCATCAGCAGCACCATGGTGAAAGACGCCAGGGTTAGCCTGATGTACTTCAACGCTCGCCACGTCGAGAAGACCATAGCGCGCGAGCGGTCGAAGGTGCTGGACATGGGCAACCTGGTGCATGCACTGGCGCTGCAGCCGGAGACACTGGCCGTCGAGTTCAGCATCGAGCCGGAGATCCCGGAAGGTGCGCTCACCACTACGGCAACGATCCGCACCAGTATCGAGGAGTACAACGCCAGTCTGCCGCCGCAGCTGAACGCTGACGATATCAAAGCGCTGCTGGAGGCCCACAACGCCACCCTGCCCGCGCCACTGCCGCTGGGTGCAGCAGTAGACGAAACTGCAGAAAGCTATATGGCGCTGCCGGAAGAGTTCCAGCGCATCGAGGCCGACAAAAAACAGACCGCCACCGCGATGAAAGCGTGCATCAAAGAGTACAACGCCACCCTGCCAACCTCGGCGAAAACCACCGGAAGCCGCGACGCGCTGCTGGAACAGCTGGCGATCATCAATCCTGACCTGGTTGCACAGGAAGCGCAGAAGCCCGCGCCGCTGAAAGTGTCCGGTACTAAAGTGGATCTGATTCAGGCTCTCAAGGCGGTCCGCCCGGATGCCGTATTCGCCGACGAACTGCTGGACGCCTGGCGCGAGAACCCGGAAGGCAAAGTTCTGGTTACCCGCCAGCAATACACGACTGCGCTGAACATCCAGGCAGCGCTGCATGCTCACCCGACCGCCGGGAAACTGCTGCTGCACCCTGATCGCGCCGTTGAAACCAGTTATTTCGGCATCGACGATGAGACCGGGCTGGAAATCCGCGTACGTCCGGATCTGGAAATCGACATCGATGCGGTGCGTATCGGCGCTGACCTAAAAACTATCAGCATGTGGAACATCAAGCAGTCCGGCCTGCGGGCGAAGTTGCATCGGGAAATCATTGAGCGCGACTACCACCTGAGCGCCGGCATGTACATGGAGACGGCAAGCCTCGACCAGTTCTTCTGGATCTTCGTCAACAAGGACGAGGGCTATCACTGGATTGCCATTGTCGAGGCTTCGCCGGAGCTGGTCGAGCTGGGGATCCTAGAGTACCGCGCTACGATGCGCGCCATTGCTAACGCTTTCGACACGGGCGAGTGGCCAGCGCCGATCACTGAAGATTACACCGACGAACTCAATGATTTTGATATGCGCCGTCTTGAAGCACTGCGCGACCAGGCATAAGGGGAAATGAACATGTCTACAGCAATTTCTACAAACGAAAACAAGACGCAAATGATCGACAACATCTCCATTTTGACCAACGGAGAACTCTTTGACCGCCTCCGCACTCTGTCAGCTGTAATGGCTAATAGTGGCGCGTTTGTACCTGAGCACTTCCGCGGTAAGCCTGATGCATGCATGGCTGTGGTTATGCAGGCTGCTCGCTGGGGCATGGATCCGTTCGCAGTCGCGCAGAAAACGTTCATCGTCGGAAACAGCGGCGTGCTGGGCTATGAAGCCCAGTTAGTCAATGCAGTAGTAACCAATATGTCACCCACGAAAGACCGCCTGCATTACGAATGGTTTGGGGCGTGGGAAAGCATCGTCGGCAAGTTTGTTGAGAAAACAAACGGGCAAGGAAAAAAATACATCGCGCCTGGCTGGGATTTGAAGGATGAGGCCGGTGTAGGTGTGCGGGTGTGGGCAACAATGAAAGGTGAGGATGAACCACGCGAACTGGTACTCATGCTTTCTCAGGCTCAGGTTCGCAACTCGACCCTCTGGGCAAGCGATCCGCGTCAGCAACTCGCTTATCTTGCGGTAAAGCGCTGGGCACGCTTGTACTGCCCTGACGTGATTCTCGGCGTTTACAGTGCGGATGAAGTCGAAGAACGAGAAGAAAAAGTCATCAACCCAGCATCGGCCCAGCGCGTGAGCTTAGCTGACATCAAAGGTGACGGCGTAACAACCACTCACAGCGCGCAGGAATCGGCGGCAAATATCGATGCTCTGGCCGATGAGTTACGGGATCGCATAGAAGCAGCTCAATCCGTGGATCAGGCCAAAGCCGTGCGGGCAGATATTGAATCAGCAAAGGCAGCCCTCGGTTCCGCGCTTTTCACCGAGCTGAAAAACAAAGCCGTTCGACGCTACTACTTGGTTGATGCCCGTAACAAGGTAGAGGCCGCGATCAACTCCCTGCCCCAGCCCGGCGAGCCGGGTGCTGAGGAGCTGTTCGCCAAAGCGGAGCAGGCACTGGCAGCGGCTAAGCGCCACCTTGACGACGAGCTGTATGACCAGTTCGCCATTACCCTGGACGATATGAAGCCGGAATACGTGGCCTGAGGGAGGCGGGAGGGGCAACCCTCCCGGTAACGAGATGAGCGAGAGACAAACCCGCTGGAGCGATGAAGAGCTGAAGATGCTTCTAACACATAACAATCAGCAAATCGCAGAGCTGACCAGCCGCCCGTTGGTTGAAATAGAGGATCGCCGCTTGCTGGCGAACATCGAGCGGAACTGCTGGGACGTATTGGATCCGGAGTGTGCTGAATGAGGCTGATTAACCGAAGCAGGAAAGAATCGCCGCTGGCCCGCAGGGCTTGCGATGCCGCGCTGGCCCGTCATGTAGAACGGTTCGGCGATTACGCCAGCCGGGCCACAAGCAGCGAATACATGGTGCAGGTGGACGGAATGAAGGTGAAGGTAGAGGTAGAAAACCGCAGCACCAGCTATGTGGCCACGGCGATCACCGGGGCGCGGCGTCTGCGTCACTTAGCCGGCCGGATGTCTTGATATCGAAATATCATCAACGCGCGATCAGCATAGTTATACTCGTGCTGATCGCCAGGTACTTCATATGGCACAAGTAATTTTTAATGAAGAGTGGGTTGTTGAGGAAAGGCTCACTGCCAGAACGGGCCTTAATAACCGTCAGATCGAAAAATATCGTCAAGGGTGTTGGATTGAGGGCGTGCACTTTAAACGCGTCTCACCATCAGGGGAAAAAACATTGCGCGGCATTACCTGGTACAA